TACAAGCCAGATACTTTCTGCATTACTTGTTTTAACATCTTATCATTCATTTCTGCTCCATAAGCAATACGCATATTGTTTACAGTCTTTATTGCTGAAATGTGTTTACCTTTAAGATTCAGACCCTTGATTTCTGGATATACAAGTTTGTCTTCATCTTTACCTTCGTTATTAGCAGAAGTAATAATACGATTGATCAGATCGTCATTAGTTCCACTAATTAATTGAGAATACCGTTTTGCTTCTTCTTCGTAGTTATTGTTTTTTGCAGTTTCATCAGCAATCTTCTTAGCTAAGAATACTTTCACAACATTAGCAACTTGCGCATCGTTGTATGTTGTTAATTGGTTCTTAAGCCAAGCATGAGATGCTAAAACTGACAAATTACCTGTTAGGTTACCCCAAATAGCATTTGCACAACCCTCAAGTAATGTAGCATTCCGTCCTGCTTCTTTCATCTTAAGCAATACAGTTGCTAATACTTGTGCTGGTTCTGCATTTTTATCAAGCTTATAGGCTTCCCGTGCAAATTCAATCATATTTGCTACATTCTTACCTATACCTCCTGATTTCTGCTTGTGCCGCATGTTCATAATAGTACACATTGCCGCTACTTTCTGTTCATCGGTAACACATTCTTCGGGTTTTGGCATTTCCTGAGTTTGCGGAACTTTAGCATCTTGTTCTAAAGCTTTCTGCATTTCAGGATTTGTCTTTGCGACAGCATCTTTGAAGTTAATCTCAAGCTGTCCATCAGATGTTTTGCTAGGAAGCAAATTAACACCGAGGAACAAAGAAGCTGTTTCATTCAAATATGCAAACATTTCTTCGTTCACAGTAAAGCCTTGTTCTTTTGCATCATTCTTGAATTGGTCATTCCATTTCTGAATCAATACAAACATCATAAGGTCTGCCTGTTTTCCTGTTGCTTGATACATTGCCCGATCGTCTTTAATCTCTTCACGGCGTTTCAGAATTGCGTTCATCAGATCTACTGAGTGATTTGCATCAATTCTGTCACTGTTTTGAGTTACGATATTAGGCGCAGGAGCTGCTGCTGGTTTAATAGTTGGAGCACTGCTGATGTCAATTTCTTCAGCTTCTACTTCTTCTATTTTTTCCTTCTTTGGCTTCTGCTGTTTAGGTTTCTTTTCAGTAGGTGTAGATTTAGGATCTTCCTTCTTTGGCTCCTCAACTGGCTTAGTTTCAGGAACTTTAGCAGGAATAGGATTCTTAATTCCTTCCTTAATCCGTTTGACGTCAATTCCGTCTCCCTCCTTTACATTAGATACTGGGAAGAGAACACTAGTAGTTTCACTAGTTTCATTGTTCTTCCACTCGGCTTTGATATTTTCAATGCCTTTACTGTCTTTCTCAATCTTAAGAGAAAGTAGACTCATATACGGTGATTTTGTGCACAACATATGAGTTTCATATGCTGATTTACCCATTGGAGTCTGATAGACACCACCTTTCTTTCGTTCAGCTGGTTTCTCTTCAGGCTTCTTTTCTTTTGGTTTAGAATCTTCTACTTTTGTTGTTTCTACTTTAGCTGAAGCTTCTACTGCTTCTTTAGCTTTTTTCAAAGCTTCTAAATTTCTTGCTGCTTTTGCACTTGGAGTCTTTCCACCTTTATTTCTTTTTGCCATATTGATTATGTTTTAAATAAATTAATAACTTAACAATTAATACACTTAAATTATGAAATTAAGTGCAGTCAACTGTCATCTTCTATCTCTGCATTGTTAGGCATGGTAGGTATATCTTCTCTATCAGTTGTTACTAACGTCTCACCTCCGTCTTCCTGACCCATTTTATAAGATTGGTTATCTACTGTCCCTACAAAAGCAGTAGAACCTTGAGATGTGGGATTAGGAGCCATAGTAACAACTAACTCTTGAGAAGGAGTATTTGAGGTATTTGCAACTACCTTTTTTACTCCAGTACCTACAACAAAGCCTAGTAAAAGTACGCATACTAAGAATACGTACAAACTAGCACTTTTACACATTCTAGAAATGATAAAAGATGCTAATGCTCCTAAAAGGAGTAAACAAAAACTAGTCATATTGTTGAAAGTATTTGTTAATAATCTGTTTTTTGTTTAAGTTTTTGTCTTGCTTTGTTTAAATCACCTTTTACAGCTAATTCATTCATTGCAAGCTTACTAGCTATCTCTTTATAAGATAAACCATCTATGCGAGCATTAATCAAATCTCTATATTTCTTCTTAAGAGTAGGTATAGCTTGTAATACTATATCTAACTTTTCCTTTAGAATTAAGTCTTCTTCAGGACTTCTTTCTAAAGCAGATAGTTGAATTGGATTTTCATCTTCATCAACATAGTTATTTAATTGCTCTTTTTTGTTTCTACGTATATAATCTATTGATGCATTAACAGCAATAGTTTTTAACCACATATTAAATGAAATATGTTGAGTATACATAGATAATTTCTCATAAGCTTTAGTAAATACTACTGATGTTAAATCATCAGCAACATCTATATTCTTAACTACACCCATAATAGTGTACCAAATATCAGTTTTATACTTATAGTATAACTTACTAAATGCTTTTTGAGAACCTTGTTTAGCTTGCTCCACTAGATCTATTATTTCTTGTGTCATATAGCTAAATTTTAGTGGATTGTAGTTAACCCAATAACTACAATCCTTAAATTCAGAAGGGAAGTTTTATAATTTCTTTGCAATAATAATTATTTACTGCTAGACATCTTTTGTAGAATACATCTGAGATATGTTCTCTCCATTCTTCTTTCTCTTCTTCATTGAGAGGATATGCCATTTTCAATGACATATTAATAGCAATCCTTACTCTTACTAATCTAGTCTGAAGACTTAATATTTTATCTTCTAACAGATTATTAAGAATATCCATCCACAGTCTTCTATTTATCCACTTATTGATACTTAGACAAGTGTTACTAGTAACTATCTTAGATTTTAAATTAGGTGGTATATTTGCCCAATCATCTAATACACTATCTGCATATCCTAATACTTTAGTATCAAAATTTGCAGAAGATATAATCTTGTCTAAAGTAAACCTATAAGGTTCCTCTAATTCAGCATTGAGTGCTTCAATAAGTCTCTTAAAATCGCTCATTATGGTTCTCTGTTTAGTGCTTTACAAATTACAGTGAATACATAGTTAGCTTGAGACATTTTTAGGCTGTATTTCTTCTTTAAATGCAGTCTAGTTCTTACTTTAGCTTGTTCTATACCATATAATGGTAAAGTTGATTTATAGTAAGCAATACCTTCTTCGATGATTTTATCTTTTCTAGAATCTTCACCTAAGCCTTCTAGAGTTTGTAAATCACCAATACCTACATTATCAACTACTTCAGTAATAGATGGTAATGCAAATGTATACTTTTCAGGATACATCATAATATCTACTACTTCAGGACTGTCTTTAGTAAGATCTTTAGCTTTACCATTCTGTTTAAAGTAATTAAGATCAATTGCACCTACTACTTCTAATAATGGTTCTACTCCGCTTAAAAGGAGCAATACATTAGTTTCTGGACCTTGTGCGATCCACATACCTGCTTTTAACATAATCCTTTTGTTTTAAGTATTTTGATAAATTCATTTTTGAATCTTTTTACTACAACTGCTGCATCCATTGGGCTAATGTTGAATTCAGAAGCTACTTTCTTTCTGAATTCCATCTCTCCACTGCATTGCTGCATTACTTCTTGTAGTCTTTCTCGCTCTCCTAGTTCAGTCCAGCGAACATATTGAACAATTTCCATGTTAATTCATTTGATGTTCAAGATTTTTAATTTTATTATAGATGCCTACCCAATATATCAAGCCTTCTTTACTCTTTTCAGCTTGAAACATTTCATAGATTTTGCATCTATTGTATCCGACTGTAATGTTATGTACACCACGTCGCCAACCTCTACCTCCCTTCATTACTGATGGAGTTGATTCATATACATACTCAATGAACGCAGTAAGTTTACGTTCTCTTGTAAGAACAATTTCCCAAGTTTTAGGCAATTTATTCCTAATAAAACCTCTTAAGCCTTTTTTATTCATGTTTATATTTAAATATTTTTGAATTACTTCCAAATTCAAATCTAATTGTATAGATACTATTTTTAATAGTTGCTTCATTAAGTGTTATTCTGATTTTACTCATAAAGCGATCAAGATAATACATGGTATTAATATACCACGCAACTATCTCATAATAGTCTCTTCCATCATTACCACTAATACTCGCTTTTGCATAATAATCATGTGTACTACATGCTAATATATCTTTACTTATTACTAGTAATCTATAAAGCTTTTTTTGTATAAAGTCTAAGATTTCTGCTTGAGTATTGAATCCTTTTTCTTTACTCTTTTTATGCCGACCACGATTCATAAGTAGTTTCTTTAATTGAAGATCTAAGTCTTTCTATAGCTGCCAACAGTGTATCTATTCTTATTACTACTTCTGTGTTTCTAACAAAATGTTTAATGTGTTTCAGATTAGTAATCATACCAGCTAAAAGCATAAGAGATAAGTTCCTTCTACTTGCCTTTAATTGATTTAAAGTCTTTTTCATCTACAAAATGTTTTTAAGTATTGTTCATAATGTTTCTTTTCATTTATTGAAGCTAAAGCATCTAATTGATTATAATTCTTTTTAGTTAAAGTAAAATCATAATCTAATAATGCTTCTTTTAGACTGTAAAATACATTATAATCAAACAAATCTCTGTTGCTTATTTTGATTTGTTCAATGAGAGCTGTTTCAAATATAGCTAGTAATCTTAGAATATATTTATTATTCTTTTTAACTGCTAGTCATAAACCTTTACTTCCTTTACTATAATCTAAAGGAATAATTGCTGTTTTGTTATAATCTATTTTCATACTCTTTGTTTTTAATTTTGATAATATTTGTTTACGGAGCGGGACTCGAACCCGCACTCTTCAGTATTGTCTACCTGTGTCTATCCATTTGCACGATCCGTAACCTGCTTTTTACGACATTAGCTTAGCCGTTGACTTATCGTATCACGCTGCGATACGAGTATAGTCTGTTACAAAAGATTTGTCATTTCTGACGTTTATTGACCTATTCATTTTCATCCTCGCTGTCAAAACCATAATGCCCCTTGTGCACACCAACATGTTCTCTCTTGCAAGCGAGATAGTGTGCAGGTTCTCACTGGTCCGGTAACTGGTTTCTGTTCTGTTACAAGCTGGCATGCCTCCACTGCGACCTGTAATAGTGGAGCATGAGGGAGTCGAACCCTCGTCCAAACGATTCATCCAATGACCTAACAGTCAATATACTTTTATTTCTATAGGATTATCTCCAAAACACATATTTCTTTTATCAAATGGTACATAATGAGTATATAAGAATCCTGCATCATTAAATAGTTTAGCCGTACCTATTGGTACACTAATAGAATTATTATGTTTTGGATCTATCCACCAACTTCTTTTTGTTGTTTCATGAACATATCTAACAGGTTTATTATAGAATAGATGTTCACCCCACATATCTGCTGCAATATAGCTCATGATAAATAATTTTAAGTTGTAAATATAAAGAGTTTTGCACACCTCTGCGCCTTCATATCCTGGCAGACCGGATAACGCCTCAATTAGAGAGATATACATCATACACGAGTTTTCATATATCATTGGGTTGATATAATAGTGCAATATACTCTTTTAGTAGTATAGAGAGCGATCAAACTCTCTATACTTAATATGTAATTCTAAAGTAATAGTATACACTGTTGATTATGAGCATAAAAGCATTAAATCTAGTATATAATAGCATAAAGCTGCTATTACTTTAGAATTTATAGTCTTTGACAGAATACATATTATACCAAGTGCTCATCTAGCAAGCTAGAGACTCGATTGAAATATAGACATAAAAGTACTATATGTATATGTATTTTGATATACTTACTGTTTTTCGTCTATGAGACTATCCTCTATTTGTTAGCATAAAAGCATTTAAATAAAGAACGATCTATTTATAGCACATGATCAGTAGGCATAATATCCTATTACTAGCATAAAAGCATTGAATAGAACTGTCAATTCAGTTCATGTTGCCCCGAACTCCTCAATGCGACAATGCGACTTATATAGTTTGCAGGGTTCACATTTATTCTATTTAACATAAAAGCATTTAGAATTTGGATGTTGATTAAAGATAGATATTTTCGTATCTTGAACCAAAGATTTCTTCTTTCGCTTTTGCGATAGCGTCATCTTTCTTGTCTGTAAGTTCTGAATACTTTTTGTCCCAAGCTTTGTAATCACCTGTAGATTCAAATTCAGCTTGAGCTTTCTTCAGTCCTTCAGAAAAGTCTTTCATAATGTTCTTGTGTTTTGATGCAAAACGTCCGTATCTTTCTGCTCTAGAAACAGCTTCTTCACAATCCTGAATTCTACGTTTTACTTCACGAGATTCACGTTCAAGTTGTTCTTGTTGGATCTGTTTCTTTGCTTCAGTAACTGCTGATGCTTCAACTTTACCATCTTTTTCTTCTTGATGTTTCATTCCAGCTTCAAAGTTATAACCTCCATCAGTTACTTTGTCACACAACATTACTGTACCTAACATAATTCCTACAAAGTTCATAAAATTTTTCATAATTCTTTTGATTTTAATTGTTAATAATTGATTTATTTAAGTGAATGAATAATTTTTAAAAAGTATCTAATAAACGTCTGCGATAGATTTCATCTCTTTCTTCTCGAATATCTATCTGCATTTTAATAATAATGTTTACTAGTTCTTCTTTTGTTTTCTTTTCTAGTTCTTCTTTTGTCCACATAATAATAAAGAAATAGAAAGTTATACTATCTATTTGTACGCCTTATTTGATAGCTAGCCCTTTTCCTTCTCCTGACCTTAAATAAGGTTGACCGTTGTATAGTCCGTAGGTATTAATCACCTTTAGGGGTCTGGCGTTATAACCTTCTGTGTTGATTGGATTCTATCATAACTACTTAATTAGTAATTCTTAGTTAAATAATAGCTCTTTCCCTTTTATACGGTTGCATTTTAGAATGTCTAACTCTCTTTTTAGACTGATATTCAGCTGCTTTTCCTGATTGCTTAGAACCTGGAAAATGAGATTCTTTATAGGTCTTTCCCATAATTATAACACTCTAATTGCTTGTACTAAAAGATCAAAGATATAAGCACATCCCTTTTTGTTGAGATACTCAATTGTAACTTCTTTTTCATCCAGCATCATTTCAATTTGTGGTCTAGTTAACTTACCATCTTCAATTAATTTCCAAAAATTGGCATTAATTGCAGCGATATTCATTAGACCAGCTGCTGTACACACAGTAATAACATCTTTCAAGATGTTTTCAATCATTTGTTTATTTGAAGAACTAGTTACAAATTTACTTGTTTCAAGTATTTCTGTATGTACTTCTGATAAACCAAGTTTTTTAGCCATAAGAGCTACTGCTGTTACAATACTTTCCTGATTGATTGATGCAGGGATTCCAATAATTACAAAGTTTAAAGATTTCATTTGATATGAATTTAAAGTTGTTTATAAATTTCTTGACTATAGTACTTACCGCATCTTTCACAGTAAGTTCTTTTAGTAATAGGAATATTTAATTCATTGTTATTAGGCTCATTTTTCCATTTGTGCCCATGAATTAAACATTGTGAACGTAATGCAACTTCTTTCTGCCGTTTAGGATTATCTAATAATTCTAATTCAGCAAGTCGCTTGATGTTACTATGATAGGCTTTTAGCCTTCTGTAACTACTGATTTTCAGTTTGATTTTCTTAAAAATATTCATTCTTTCATATTTAATAGTTTTAATTATACAATATTTTGAGGACGTCTAGCTGCAACTAGATGGTTTTATCAATCTTAATTATATATTAACACACATTTTCTACTGTACGCTTACAGTAAATAAAGAAGGCATGTAACAGTTTATACAATATATTGCAGTATATTGCAGGCTTGACGATTCACATCGTTGTGTAACTTCTACACTAATACAGCTTAATTGAAATACTAATTAAAATGACTCTCACTTAGTTTTAACTCATAAGCAGATATAGCTGTCAAACTAATCTTATTGGAGTACATGATTTTAACGTCTGCACTAATACTCGATGGTTGCCTTGTCTAACTACAGCATGAGTTAGGTGGACATCTAAGATATAAGCCCCACATGTTTGTCACTGATTCTCACAGTAAAAACGATTACTTCTATCTTCACAGACTGAAGTAACCTTATTTAATTTAATAGTTAACGGCTTCATGAATTGTATCACTATTAAGTTGTGGTAATGAGGACCTTGGCATACTATCTGGTATATATTCCTTTTGTATATCCATACTCCTCTTTATTAATTTATCATAAAAGTCTTTGTTACTAATATAAATAGAAACAATTTCATGATTTGATAAATCTGTACCTTTAGTTACAAGTATTTGAGTTAGTACTTGTTCTGGCATAACTAAGAACACACTATCTACATACTTGTCTAATCTCATACTTTCACGCCATTGTAGCACTTCTTGTACTGTTGGTGCTACTACTTGTTCAATTGTATCCGTTTCAGGGATTTGTTTTTCTTTAGGACTACGAGGTCTTGCACAACTGATAAAAATTGCTAATGCTACTATTGCTGCAATTAGCCAAAATACGTATTTACTTTTCATTTTTGATAAATGTTTTTAAGTTAACACTAAGTATATAAATGCTATCAATATTGCATCTATCACAATTAATACTCTTGTTACTGGATGTGTTTCATACCAGTTTTCAAATTTATCCCACCATATATCTGCTAAATCAGCTTGGTTTGATTTCTTTGTATCCATCGTCTTTATCTTTATATCCACTACCAAGTGTATATACAAAAGATAATACGCAGAATATAAATAGTGCGATTATCACTACTTTAGAGTAATACCAATAATTCCAATAATCGGTATATAACAGTCCGTACACTTCTTCATCAAAGAAATATATTCCTTGATGTTCAATAATCATCACAGCTGCAAATAATGCAGTTATGAGTCCAAATAAAAAATACATTAATTTTTGCATAATAACTATTTATTGATTAAATACTATTTGCTACAAATACTATTGCTATTACTACTGCTAATAATATTAGTAAGTATACTAATAATGTGATAGTAATAATAATGCGCAAGAATCTTTCATCTCCCATATACTTTTATACTTATTATTAAGTCTTTTCCAAAAATAGTATCCTTCTTCTGTGCAATCCCATGCGAATGTGTATTCAATTGCTGTACAAGGATTTCTTAATTTTGTATAAAAACGTGATAGGTTTATATTATGAATAATCATATATTTACTAGCATTATCTAGAAATCTATCTAATATTTTTTCTTTAATGAGAAAAGTAAGTAATGAATAAGGCATATTGAATAATATTTGCCTTCTAGCTTTTTGTTTCTTTGTTAGTTTTTTCATTGATTGAATTGTACTTTTTTATGAACTTTAAATGTTACTTCAGTATCACTTTTAACTTCAATAGTAAAATGAGGAGATGATTTACTATCTATTCTTCGTTTGATCCATTTAACTACGCAATCCGCAGTTAATACTTCAAATTGCAAATAGCTACGCCATTTTCCACTCTTACCGATGTGTAGTTTTAGATTTCCTCTGTCAATATTAGTAACAGGGTTAACGCGACTTTGTTTTGAGTTAACTAATTTAGCTACTACTATGTCGCCGATTTTAAGATTTTGAAATTGTTCTAATGTCATATCTTTTTTTAGTTTATTGATTAAACATATAAAGAGGACAGCTAACGCTGTCCCCTACTATTTACGCATAGTTACGTTGCCACTCTTTGTTCATCCAGTGACAGATGCTCAGAACTATTTTTCAAATCTAAAATAGTGAAAACTCCTTCATACTGAGTTTAGATAGTGCTTATACAAATCGTATCACACACTACGATGATACTATTAATTACGTAATCAGGCTCTGTGTCTAATACAGGCTTGCCACTGCTTTTCTAGCCACATTAAAATTACGCAATAAAGAACTCTAGATTAGTTTGAATACATCTAACTAATAGTTCATACTTTCTGATAAAGTGTTTTCTGGTTTTCATAATTTTAACTTTTAATATTATTTGTTAGATTAAAGTCTGCAATAATATTTTTTACTACAGGTATGAATTCATTATCATATCGTAAAATTATACGATGTTGAATATCTCCTATTTCTCCTATTTCTTGATTTATGTATTTTATAATATCAATTTTTGGATTTTCTTCAATAGCTTCTGTGAAGCATTCAAATGTTTCTTGTGATATATTATCATTATCGTTGATAATGATATCTAAAATTGTATACCTTAGCATTTTATTTCAATTTTGATTCCGTATTTAAGTTTAATTTTTCCACATTTAGAACATCTGTATATGAATATATCTGAATATGTATGAAATTCTTTTGTTTCACCTATTAGATGATAATCGTGTTTACAGATAAATCTTTGATAAAACTTTTTGATAAATCCTTTCATATATATAGTTTTAAGTTAATAATCAGTTTAAAACACTACTATCTTCACAGACTGTAGTGTATGGTTAAGTAATAATAAAGTAAAGGATAGTATGGCTGTATCCTTACAATATAGAAATAAACGATTAGCATTTTACACCTGCGCTAATACTTTAGTTAAGAAACTGGTATCCTCTTTTAGTATATAATCTGCTTCAGGTATGATACAATAATCGCAAATAAGTGTACTATCAATTTGATACCATTCATCATATAAATCTCCAGTTATAGGATCATTTTCAACAGTATGTTGTATTTCAATAGCCATAATACGGTTCTGTACGTAAAGGTAGTAAATATCATTAAAGTTATTTAATACATAAGCTGGCATAATAACTTCGTTGGCTTTACATAATATTACTGTACCACTACAAATTTTAGATAAATCACTTATTATTTCCATTTTTATTTATATGATTGTTTATTTGTTTAGTTACTATAAAGATAATCAAATCTAAATAGCATTGTTGATTCTACTAAGAGATAATATTACTATTGTTTTAAATATTATTGTATCAATCTTTATCGTTATATTTTGCATACGTATATAGTCATACATATTTGTTATTGCTGCAAAATCGTCTACATTTTTAATAAATGTGATTAATACAAATAATATAAATATTGATATAGCGCAACATCCTAGTAATATTATGTTTTGCGTTATGATATTTATAAGTTTTATCATATTTTTTGTTTATATTAAGTCCCATTCGATTAATGCTTCGATTGGTGACATACCTTGTTTGATACATTCGGTTACTTCTGTTTCAAGATGATATTCTTTTGCAATAGCAATAGCTTCATCAATGTTAATCTGATGGTTCATTATGTTTGTTATTATGGTTACTAATATGTAATATTATTTTGTATATTACTATTACTGTTATTATAGCAAATATTACTCTTCCATAATCTTCTAAAGTCATGTTAGAGTCTGAGTAGTATATATGACATAACATAGGAATGATGTTAGGTTAGGCTATATATTAATATAACAAGGAAGATGCTGGAGGAATTAATCCTCCAGTTCTTCAGTCTGTTGTAACAGACTCTCAAGCTCCTCCTTCGATACATCGAAGAGTACGAATTTACGATAATCATCGTAAAATTCTGGGTTTTTGAAGAAGCTTTCAGCTCTGTCAAAACCCCTCTGTACAGCTCTATCGACAGTAGCTTGCGTGCTGTCAGATTCTTCACATACGCAGTATGTACTTCTAATGACTCTGTCATCAACCTTGTAAGGCGCATGACTCACACTTATCAATTTATACTTCTCTTGAAGTTTAATTGGTTCTTTAAGTAAAGTCACTTTACGTGTCCCATCTTCAGAATAGGTTAAATCTGTAAGATTTAACTGATTCATAAGTGTTTTATCGTTAGGATCGAGGAATAAAGAGTAATTCGAGCGAATAGCTAGAATTGCTTCTTTTTTCAAAAGTACGTTTGCGTACTTACGTCCATCTTTAGATGTACCAGTTGCGATAGCAACTGCGTAAACATCACCTTCATGTTCAACTTTGAATTTCATATGCTAATATTGTTTTAGTGAGATTTATCGAACGTTTAACCAAAGTGCACGGGGTCTTCCCGCGCAACGAGGTTACAGGGGTCTTGTTTAGGGATAGCTTCACGCACACAGATTTCTTCACCAAAAAAATTTTTTATATATTTTTATTA